ACTGGACGGAAATTGGCGGTCTAGATTTTGGCTGGGACCATCCGACCGCTGCCGTGAAGTTGGTACATGATATTCAGGGTGATGTGGTTTATTTGACGAATGTATACAAACGCCGTGAAGCGACTCCGTTGATACATGCGTCAGCATTGAAGCCGTGGGGAAAGAATTTGCCGTGGGCGTGGCCGCATGATGGATTACAGCATGATAAAGGATCCGGCACGACACTGGCTAAGCAATACCACGATCAAGGTTTGATAATGCTTAATGAGAAAGCATCTTATGATGATGAGCGTGGGTATGGTGTAGAGGCTAGTATTGCCGATATGCTCATGCGAATGGAAACTGGACGGTTCAAAGTGTTTAGTCACTTGACAGAATTTTTCGAGGAGTTCAGACTGTTCCATAGGAAAGATGGCAAGGTGGTCAAAGAATTCGACGACATACTCGCGGCCTGTAGGGCGGCTTTGATGTGCTTGCGTTTTGCGGTTCCTGTCAACCCGCCAGCATCACAGGTGAGAATGGGAAGCGGTAGCGTGAGAACGGATTATAATCCGCTTTCTCCGTCGTATATTAAGAAAGCCTTAGAGGAAAGAAAATGAGAGCAGATACGTTTAAATTTCAGAAGAACCAAATTGAGCGCCCTACCATTGCACAAGTGAAAGATGTGGTGATGAGCCACTTTGGTCTCTCTAATCTAGACCCGGTTTATGGAGCGTGGAACAAAAGTTCTTCCAATGAATTACGCTCTAAGGCTCGTCGAATTGCTTTTTATCTTTGCCGACAATTTTGTGATGTTACTTATAGCACGCTTTGTAAGGAGTTTGGTGTAAAGCACCATAAGATTATTATCCAGGGGATACATTGGTGCGAGAAAAATATGCATCAAGTTGAGCCATTGCGTTCTAAGTTTAAAGACCCGGTTGTAAGAGAAGTCAAAAAAGAATGTTCGATTTGCAAACCGTCCGGTAAACTTTGTTTATGCCCATCGTGCTTTTCAGCGTGGCCGAAGGGTGTTATGTTGGAGGAGTATATAGCCGCATGAAAGTATCCGAATTCATTCTAAAGTTATCTGCTTATGCAACTCAATCCCCGGAGAATGGTAGTGCCGAGGTTTTGATTCAATCATTTGATGAAATGGCGTATGCTATCCTCGGAGCCAATGATTGTAAGGGGATGGGTGCTGGTCAACATGCGCTTGTTTTAGTTCCCGATCTAAATGTGAGTATTAAGCTAAAGGAATTGAAGGTGCAGTGATGCCGTGGACAGGGAAGACTTTTTCGGAACGCCATAACAAAAAACTTCATGGGAAAGCAGCTGAAAAGGCCGCCGCTCAGGCTAATGCTATTCTTGAAAAGACGGGCGATGAAGGTTTAGCCTTGGCCGTTGCTAACAAAAATGCTAAGAAACGCACCCACAAAGACAAGATATCAACAATGTATAAAAAGAAATAGCATTTTTCTCTTGACTGGTTTAGACTAGTCAAAACAGGAGAGTAGAACTATGGGTATATTATTTAGCGGCGGTCCATCAACGCCTCCGCCTCCGCCAGCCCCTCCGCCAATAGCCCATCCTAGCACTGCCGCTAACCCATCCGTCTCTGCTGCGGCAGCCGCCAATCGCGCTAAAGCTGCGGCGGCAGCTGGCACTGGGGCTGGTGGTACCGTAGCCACATCTCCGCAGGGGTTAACTCAGGCACCTAGCACAGCTAAATCGACATTGTTGGGGTCTACAAGCGTATGAGAGTAGCAAAAATTGCTGACGGATCGCATATCCGCAAACACCGTAAGAAACTTAAAGCTAAGAAGCGAATTGTTCATGAAAAACCTTTATTGGCCAAACATAGGTTGAAAAAATGACAGACAGATCCTCAGACAAAGACCCATCATCTCCCGTACCTAAGCTCAATAGCGGCAGTGGATTTACTAAACGTGAAGCTGCCGCTCTTTTTTTGCGAGTGCCGGATAGCGGGTTGGAATGGTTGGATGAAATGATTCGTGCTAGTTACGCGCCCAATCAGTAAAAGATACATGAATAAATTAACCCATCAAAGATTATGTGAGGTTTTGGAATTGGATTTCCAATCCTATACATTTAAATGGAGATATCAGCCAAATGTTAGATCGCAATTTAATGGCAGATATGCGGGAAAACTTGCTGGTGTGACCAATGGTGCTGGGGGATTGCAAATTGCTATAGATAGAGTGCGGTATAAGGCACATCGTTTAGTTTGGTTTTATATCCATCAAGAATGGCCAAATGGGGAATTGGATCATAGAGACAATAATCCATACAACAATCATATAGATAATTTAAGGATAGCGACCGCAGCGCAGAATGGTCAAAATAAAAAAATTAATAAAAATAATAAATCGGGATATAAGGGGGTGTGGTATTGTAAAAAACGAGATAATTATGAAGTAAAAATAAAACTTAACGGAAAAAGTATTTATTTAGGGCGTTACAATACCGCCGAAGAGGCTCATAAAATTTATTGTGAAGCCGCTGTTAAGTATCATGGTGAGTTTGCCAGGGTCGCATAAATAAAAATCTAAAATTCCCCGTTAAAGAGGGAAGGAAAATAATGGCTTCAAAGATAGAAAAAAACAAAAAGCAGGTGGCCTATGAGAGTGCAAGCCCGACTTTGCTTAGCCAGCAACCATCAGTAGCAAAAATATCCAAGACAAAAAGTGATCCCGACTGGAATGCCTTGAGGGGACATCTAGAGGCTAGATTGAACTCGCTGTATGCTTATCGCAGTAGTTGGTGGTTCCTTAACTGGTCTGATCTATCTACATTCCTGCTCCCTCGCCGTTCAATTTATCTTACTCAGGGTGCTGGGGGCATACCTACACTTAGTAATATGGGGCGCGGGCGTGAAATCAATCAATCCATCGTAGATCCCACCGGAACTTTTGCTGTTCGTGTCTGCGCTGCTGGTTTGATGTCTGGTCTAGCATCACCTTCTCGCCCATGGTTTAAAATCACACCTAAGATTAAAAACTTTGAACCGGATGATGCGGGTAAAAAGTGGATGGATGAGGTGGAGAACCGTATTTATACGGTTTTACAGGCGTCAAATTTCTACAATTGTTTTGCTCAAGAGTGCGAAGATCTAGTTGTATTCGGCTCTGCTGCTTCCATCATTTATGAAGATGAGAAAGATTTGGTCCGTTTTTACAATCCCTGCATGGGTGAGTTTTTCTTTGCTTCCAGCGCCACCCTTAGAATAGACGGCCTCTATCGTCGTTTTGTTATGACTATTGCGCAAATAGTGGATTTCTTCGGTTTAGAGAATTGCTCTGCTGATGTACAAAAGCTATGGCAACAAAAAGGTAGCGCATTACAAACTGAACGTATTGTAGCGCATAGTATTGAGCCAAACTTTAGTATAGGTGCGAATAATGCCGGTAAAGTTCCAGGGAACTATACATGGCGTGAGGTTTATTGGCTTTATGGCTCATCAGAAGACAAGCCTCTTTCAATGCGCGGTTTCGTGGATCAGCCGTTTACCGCTTCACGCTGGGCGACACAAAGTAATGATGCTTATGGCCGCTCACCTGGTATGGACGTATTGCCTGATGTAATGCAGTTGCAAGTAGAAACGGTTCGTAAAGCGGAAGCTCTGGAAAAACAAGTACGCCCGCCATTGCTTGCTGATGCGCAGCTTAAAAATCAACCGGCATCATCATTGCCTGGAGAAGTAACTTATGTATCAAATCTTTCTGCTAATAGCGGTATGCGCTCTATTTATACTGTTAATCCCGATATACGCGGGATGATGGAGGATATTAAGGAAATTCAAGCAAGAATTAAGACTGGATTGCTAAATGATTTATTCAATCTGTTTTCAGAAATCCCACAAGGGAAAATGACAGCTTATGAAACCGCTCAGCGGGTGCAAGAGAGGTTGCAGCAAGTTGGCCCCATTATTGACAATTTACTTGGAGAATCGCTGTCTCCAAGGCTAATGCGGGTTTATAGAATTATGGAACGTAGAGGAATGCTTCCTGCCCCCCCAGATTCAATGAAAGGTGTTCCATTGGGACTATCCTTCGTTTCGTTACTTGCCCTTGCTCAGAAAGCAGCCAGCACAGGCGGCATCGAGCGCTTAGCGGCCTTTATAGGAGGA